AGTTCCGCGGCAGGTTGCCGAACTGGTCGAGATCCTTCACGGCCTCGACCGGCTTCAGCAACGCCTTGCTGTTCAGCTTGTTCCGGCCGCCGAACTCGTACGGCTCGAGGTAGGCGGCCGTGATGTCCTTCATGAACACCGTCGCCTGCATCGTCACCTTCGTCGCACGCCGCACAGTCAGCGCGCCTGTCGTGAACGGGCGCGGCCGGTCTAGCACCGCGTGCTCGTTTTTCTGCTCCGCGGCGATCACCTGCTTTGCGATCGCGTTCATGGCCTGCGCCGTCGCGAACGGGATCTGCTTGAAGGCGGCCGCGCTGACCTTCTTCTCGAAGGCCTTCACGTTGGTGCGGATGTTGATGCTGAACGTCATGCGAGCCTCGATGCAAGGGAGCGCTTCTCGCCACGCGTCGCGAGATGCGGTGGAGTCGGCGGCGCCTCGGCGCCGGCCCGGATGGCCGAGTCGTGTTCCTCTGCGCGCGCGGCGACCTTGTTCAGGACCAGGCCGAAGTGCACCAGGCCGCAGAGCGCGGCGTAGGCGTAGACGCGACAGTCGGCCGCTTCGTTCGCGCGCCCCGCGGGCGTGACCCAGAGCCGCACCGTGCGATGTCCCATCGCCTTGACCTCGACGCGGTCGGCCAGCAGCTGCTCGAAGTAGCCGACGTCGCGATCCGCTGGGAAGTGGCAGTAGCCCGGGAGCGGCCGGCCGGGCGCTGGCGTCTCTTCCATTGCCAGGCGGGCTCGTACCACGTCGCGCGCCGTGTTGCCCCCGATCACCACCGGGCGGAATGCTGCCTTGGTCTTCTTCTGCGGCCGCTTCGTCGGCCAGACGGGATTGCGCGCGCCGTCGCGCTCGCTGGCGCCCTTGATCGCCCAGATCCGACGGCCGAGGCGACCCTTGGCGAAGTCGTAGACGTGCTGGGTGTGATGGCCGCCCGAGTCCATGCAGGCCGCCAGCGCCACCAGCGTGACGCCGCTGGCCTTGCGCCATCGCCGCTGCAGCAGCTCGTCTAGCCTGCGTTGCACGTGCGGGTCGGAGAACTCGCCATCGAACACCTCGTAGACGATCGACCACGATTCCTCGTCGCGGCCCCAGCCCACCACCTCGAGCTCGACCCGGTAGTCCTGGGTGTCGACGCCGACGGTGATGACCGCCACGCCGTCGGGCACCTCGGCGTCGTAGACCTCGCGGCGCTCGAGCAGCACCGCCGACTCGATGCGCCGGCCAGCGCTGGGTCGGTGCGGCAGGCCCATCTGCGTGTTCCACCAGGCGAGCTCGCGATCAGGGTTGCCCTTCGCCAGCAGCCATTTTTCCGCGATGTCGGCCGGTCGGTCCTTCTGCCACGGGCTGAGCAGCTTCGAGGCCTGGAATCCGGCGTGCCGGTTGTCGACCGGCCAGCGGCCGCAATCTGGGCACCGCGCGCGATAGACCGCATACCTGCCCTCTGCATCGTCGTGCCACCAGTCCCAGACCGCGCCGACGGGATCGACGTTCGGCCGCGGCTCGGCGGCCTGCTCACCGACGATGGTGGCGTCTTCGGCCTCTGCAGTGCGCCAGGCACGCTCGTATGCGGCGAGCGGCACGTGCTGGCGCTCGCAACACATGAACGGCCTCGTCTGGTGCCAGCGGCACGACTGCAGCGCCTTCAGGCGGTGCCCTTCCTCCCACGCCACGCCGCAGGCTTCGCAGTGCATCCGGGCGGTCCTGGGGAAGTGCTCGAGCACGGTGCCCTTGTCGTCGTACCGCTTCTGCCACTGGACGTGCTTGAAGAAGTCGGGGAACTGCCGGTGCCCGCAGTCCGGGCAGGCGATCGACGCTCGACGCTGGTCGGACGTCTGGTAGCTGTCGGCGATGCGGCTCTCGCCGTCGACGGTGGGAGAGCAGACGCGCAGCGACAGCCAGTTCAGGTCGAACGACGCCGTGCGTTCCTCGGCCAGCATGATCGGGTCGCCCTCGCGCGTCGTCGGGTACTTGTCGATCTCGTCGGCCAGCAGCACTCGAATCGGCCGCCGGGCGAGGTTGTCAGGGCTGCCGGCACCTGCCAGGGCCAGGAAGCCACCGCGGAATTCCTTGAACAGCACGGTCTCGCTCGCGTTGCGCGTCTTCGAGCTGCCGATCAGCTCGCGCAGCACGGGCGTCGCGCGCACCATCGGCGAGATCCGTTCCTTCGAGAACTGCTCCGCGGCATCGTCCTTCGGCTGCAGCAGCAGCATCGGGCATGGGTCGAGGTGCGCGAAGTAGCCGAAGACGTTTTCCAGCAGGGCCGTCTTCATGAGCTGCGTGCAGACCATGGCCGTGATGATGTGCACGCCGGGCTCGGTGACCGCGAGCATCGCGCCGCGCGCGACCTCGACGTCCGACGTCTGCCACTGGCCGCCGCGGCTGCCTGCCGCCTTCGCCAGCTGGCGGTACGTGTCCGCCCAGGCCGGCACCGACAGGCGGGCCGGAGGGCGCCAGCCGGCGCGGCTGGCCGCGACCAGCAGGTCACGCGGGGTCGAACTCGCTCCCGTCGGGGCTGGCGAGGAATTCGAGGTGTCGGGTGACATGCGTGGTCAGGATCTCGGCGACTCGGTCCGGCTCGGCCCCGAGCTCCGCCGCGATCGTTGCCGCGACCCGCGCCGGCCAGTTCAGCCAGTGGTCGCGGCCGCGCCGCGCTTCGTCGAACAGCACCCGCCGGGCCAGGTCGAGATCGACCAGCTCGCCCCGCCGCCGGAGGAATTCCAGCTCGCGTGTCTCGGCGAGGAAGTGCTCCTTCTTCGCCATCGCCTGGGCATAGGTCGGATCTCGCGCCGGCTTGCCCTCGCCGCTCGCGGTGTCCGGTGCTGGTGCCGGGGCGGGCGCACCAGCGCGGACACCTGCGGACAGTGTCCGCGCCTGCGCTTGAGTCTCGACAGCAGGTTCAGCATTCACGTCAGGCGGCGTCGCGCCGCCGACGTTGCCCTGTCGCCAGGCCGTGCCCACTGCAGCGGCGTCGAGCTTTCCGTCGGCACCGCGCTCGAGGCGCCCTTCCGCGATCGCGCGGCGCACCAGCTTCTCGTCGCAGCGATCGCGGCGGGCGAATTCGCGCGCTGAGATCCTGTCGCTCACGATGCGGACACCTTTCGACCCCCATAGCTGGGCACAAGCCGCGGCGCGCAATTGCCCGCCCCGCTTGACCCTCGGGAAGGACCCATCGACCCCCACCCCCCACCGTTGCGCGGCCGCCACGCTGCCCGCCGCGCGTAGCGTGCGAGCCACAGATCGACGGCGCGCCGCGCCCCGCGCATGCCCCCCACGTCAGCTGCCCTTCACCACGAACGACCGCGCATTCCACGTCGTCGACGTGTCGATGGTGGCGGTGAAGGCGAAGGTCTCGATCGCGCTCTCTTTGCGCTTGAAGACGAACACGCCGTTGTTCGCCCCGTCGATGTTGTCGACCGGGTCCCAGCCTGCAGCGGCTGTCACCGTGTGGCCCGTGCCTGCGACCGAGACGCCCACCAGCACCAGGTCGGTCGCCTTCGTGTTCGCGATGCTGCCGCTCAGGGCCACGGCCGTGCCGGTGTTGAAGGCGGCGTCCGAGGGGATGTCCTGCACCGTCGTCGGATCGAGCCCGGTGATCTCCATCACCACAGCGCCACCGCCGGCGCTGCTGTCCATGTTGATCGTCAGCGTGTACGGGCCCGACGCCGTGGCCTTGAAGTAGGCCCAACCCACCCAGGGATTGCTGCCACCCGCCGACGAATCGGTCGTCAACGTGACGTTGCTCGAGGTGTGCCCCTGCGAGTCGGAGTAGTGGCCGTTCGCTGGACGCTGATCCCAATCGCCCATGAACGCGAGCGCCAGGCTGCCGTTGTTGATGTCGCTGCCGAAGACGAAGTCAACGTTGGTGTTCGAGAGCAGCGCGTGCGCAATGTGCTGGGCCAGCTGCGGGTCAGCCGGGGCGGGTGCGATCGGGCCCACGCCAGCAGCCAGAACGACGGGCGATCCGTTGACCGGATCTACTGCGAAGACCTGTGCGGTGATCGTGGCGGCCAGATCGCCCGAGGCGAGCGTGTAGGTGTTCGCAGTAGCGCCCGAGATTGACCCGCCGTTGCGCAGCCATTGGTAGGCGAACGTCGACCAGGTGGGCGACCACGTGCCATCCGACAAGCTGAGCACCTGGCCGACCTGCGTCGTGCCCGTGATCACTGGCGCGACCGTGTTCGTCGGCGCGCCAGCGCCCACCGCGATGACGCCGACAGTGACGGTGTAGACGACCGACCCCGCGCCATTCGTCGCGGTGACGTCGCAGTAGAGCGTCTTTCGCTCGTCGCCGGCGACAGGCGAGTAGGTGGCCGAGCCAGTGCCCGTGATCGGCGAGCCGACCGGCGTGCCGTCGAGGCGGAACTGCCGCGAGTAGCTGGTCGGCGAGTTGCCCCATGCTCCCACCGGCACGGAGGTCGTCACGTTGACCTGCGGGCCGCCGGTTGCGGTGGGCGCCGTGATCACGTAGGGGGTCGGCGTCAGGTACTCGAATGCGCCAATGTCCGGCGCTCCGCCCAGCTGGCGCGTGCCCTGGCAGGTGTAGTCGTCGGGCACTAGCATGCCGGCGGGCAGCGCCTGCGTGCCAGCGTTGACAGCGGGCGACGTCGAGAGCGGCGTGAAGTCACCGGCGCCCACGTTGGCGAACTTTGGATCACCGACGACTGCCAGCGCGTCGACCGTGCTTGGCGCCGGCGCCGACGTATCGCCGTTGACGAAGAACAGGTTTCGCGACCAGTGCACCCCATCGCTGAAACCGGTGGTGTCGTTCATCCATCCGGTGCCGTGCACCGTGTTCGGCCCGAAAGCGAAGATGTTGTCGTAGAGCTTGATCGAGTGGCCGGGGCCCTGCTGCAGGCCATCGTTGCGGAACATCGCGTTGCCGCCGCTGGTCGTCACGTTGCAGTTGTAGAAGGTGTTAAACGCGAGCGTGACATCGCTGGTCGACGTCGTCGTGCCGAAGTGCAGCGGCGGCAGGCCCGTGCCGATGATCAGGTTGCACCAGATCCGCGCGTCGAGCTCGCCCTGGTCGGCTCCGATGTCGTTGAAGCTGATCGCGTACTTGGCCGCGTTCTCGAGCCAGTTGTGGTGGATGGCGATGTTCGTGAAGCCCGTCCAGATTCCGAA